AATTATCTTTTTGAAACAGACGGTAATAGACATTGGGGTTATCCTAAAGATGATCCTAGAGGATATATAAATGGAGTTAGATGGGGTAGTTATGATAATTGGATTGAAGAATTATGAGATTTCAAAAAGGACATAAAATAAATTTAGGAAGGAAATTTCCTCCAAAATCAGATGAATGTAAGAAAAAGATAAGTGAAACTCTTAAAAGAAAAGGAATTAAACCACCAAGTAGAAAGGGTTGTAAATTAACAATAAAACAAAGAAAAAACCTTAAAGGTAGAATTTCTTGGAATAAAGGTTTAAAGATAGTAAAGAGAATTAAACTTTTTTGTAAGAAATGTGGTGAAGAATTTGAAATATTAATAACTCAAAAAAGAGTATATTGTTCAAGAGAATGTCATAAATTAGATACTTATAAGGGAGGAAGTGATAGAATAAATAGAAATATAAGAAGAACTAAAAAATTTAAAGAATGGAGAATAGCAATTTTTGAACGAGATAGTTATACTTGTCAAGAATGTTTACAAAAAGGTGGTAAATTAGAACCTCATCATATAAAATCATTTGCTGAATATCCAGAATTAAGATTTGATATAGATAATGGGAAAACTTTATGTAATGATTGTCATAGAAAAACTGATAATTGGGGAATTAATATATGGAATAGAAATAAGGTGGGGTAGCTGGGATGTATGGTCAAAAGAAATATAAATAATTAACTTAAAACATAAAAAGAAAATATGACATTTAAACAAGCAATTAAAAAAGCAAATGAATGGTATTTTGGAGAAGATAGAGATTTTTATTATTTAGATATGACCCAATATGATGGAGTGAAAAACTATATGAAAGCTAATGTAGGAGATTTTTTGAAGATAAGAGGTTTAAATGGTGATTATGGTGTTGTAAAAATAGTTGAATTGAAGAAAGAAAAAATAGTTTTAGAAGATCAAAGTGGGTTTAAAAAAGAATTATTATTTGGTGATCATAATTATAATTATAGAGTTAAAAAAATATAACATAAAAACTATGAAAACATACAAAATAGTAATAACAGCAAAAGTAAATGGAAAAGCTGAAGGTTATGTAAGTATGACTTTTGGTGAGGATCAACTAAAAATATCAAATGAAGAACTTGGAAAACTTATTAAAGGTCTAAAAAGAGAAGTAGATAACTATGAGTTAGATGTAAATGAAACAGCTTAAAGAACAAATTATAGAGATATTAGAAAGGTGGTCAACACCTGTATTTAAGATTGAAGGAGCATTATCAGCTTCAGAAATTGCTGATCAAATAATTGAACTAATTATAATTGCTCAAGAATATGAAAATACCAAAACCAAAACTAAAGAAAAACCCAATACCTCGTCTTCGCAGGTTAGCAGATAAACTCTGGTTTCATATCAATATAAAGCCAAAATGCGAGGTATGTGGAAAGAGAGCAATCCAATGTCATCACTTTTACCCAAAGAGCTGTTATGGGCATTTGAGATATGAACCAGACAATGCTATATCGCTATGTAATGGTTGTCATTTCTCGCATCACCAAAAAGGAGACCCAACTATACACCAGACAATAATAACAAATAGAGGTAAAGAATGGATTGACCATTTGAACTTTCTCGCCCATAACCCAAAAAACGGCTACAAAATAAATATAGGATATTACAAAGACATAATAAATAACTTAAAACAATGAAAAATAAAACTTATTCAATAAAAATAAACAATACAATGTGGTTAGTTTTATCTCATAAGAAACCAATAGTAAAAGAAGAAAAAGAAATTATAGGATTAAAATATGATAAAGTAATAATTGATGAGTATATAAAGGTCATAGAAATAAACAACTAACAAGTAAAGAAGTATGGTAAAGAACAAAACAGAGATATTAACTATAAAGATATAAAACAATGAAAGAAAACAAAAGAGTAGAAATAATAAAAGTAATAAGGACAGATTTAACAATAAAAGGAGATGGAAAAGAACCGAATAACCCTATTCGTAGAGTAATCCAATATTGGTCTTTAGATGGAGAATTATTATTTGAGATAGAAAAAGATATAGAACCAAATTAATATATATGAAAAAAATAATAAAAAATGATTTTGTTAGAACACCATCAAAAATTACAGAAGCATTATTGAAGTATGAGGATTTTAAGGGTGATATTTTAGAGCCAAGTTGTGGTGATGGTGCTATTTCAGAAATATTAAAAAAACATAAATATAAAGTAAAGTCATCAGATAAATACCAATATGGATATGGAGAACAGAAGGATTTATTTAGTATTTGGGATAACTATGATAATATTATTACTAATCCACCATTTACTAAACAACAGGCAGTTAAAAAACATTTATTATCAATTACGAGAAAGAAATTAGCTTTATTGTGGTTTGTTAAAAATTTAGGAAACGAAATTGAAGCAAAGACTTCTAAAAATCTAAAGATAGTATATGTTTTAAATAAAAAGATTGATTGGAAAGAAATTAAATTTGGTTGGTTATTTGCTTGGTATATTTGGGAGAAAGGATATGAAGGAGATGTAATTATTAAAAGAATAGATTATTAAAAAGGTCATAGAAATAAACAACTAACAAGTAAAGAAGTATGGTAAAGAACAAAACAAAAGTATTAAAGGAATTAGCAAAACGACTTAAAGCACAAAACGACCATCAAGAAGGTAGGATTTATGAATTGGGAAAAACATTAGAACAAAATAAAGAGAAAGAACAGGAAAGATATTTGAGATTATCAAGAAATTATGATAGAAAATTAGAAGAAACAGAAAGATTAACTGAAATAATTCGTTGGCTTATAAATCCAAAAACGGCCTATAAACCTAAAACTACAATAAAAGAACTACAAAGATGAATAACGAAATAGAAAATTTAAGACTTATAGATATAAATAATTGGTTTTTATTAATTGCGATAAAAGTTCCAAGTGGAATTTGGTGTTTTATAGGATATGATAAAGAGAGAAAGATATTATTAAGACGAAGACTTAAAATTCAATTACAAAAAGCAATAGATAGAATATACTTATGAAACTATATCACGGAACAGATAAAAAGAACCTAAAATCTATTATGAAAGACGGATTAAAAAGAAAGCAAAAAAATGGAGATAGCACATATATTTATACTTGTAAAACACGAAAAGAAGCTAAGAAATGGGGAGAAATTGTATTAGAAATTGATTCAAAAGGATTAGAACTGCGGAACTTTTATAATGAAAATCCTATTTGGCAAATACTTATAATGCAAGATGTTTCACCAAATAAAATATCTAACTAACCATACAATAAACTATGAACAATAAAGAAATAATAAAAGAGTATAGAGAGAAATTTCCAAGACAAAGAGCTCACACAAAAGAACTTGAGGATTGGTTGTGGGCAGAAAAACAAGACATCGCACAGTTCTGGTTATCCAAATTAAAAGAACAAAAAGAACAACACAAGAATATAATAAAGGGAATGGAAGAACATACTCCTGTGGGAAAAGCAAACGCAAGCACTAGATGGATAGAATATGGTGCCAATCAAGCTATAAAAGAAATAATCAAAGCAATAGATAAAGAATAATATAACTATGAAGAAATCCCCTCATAAAAACGATATAATTATAGAAAAACACTTAAAAATTAGCACTCAAGAATAATATAACTATGAAAACAATAGAAGAAAAAAAAGACGAAGTAATAAATTATTTTAAAAGTGCTTTTCTTGTTGATGGTGAAGTTAAGATTATAAATGAACTTGATAAATTTAAGATAGATGCAGTTATTGAATTGAATGATAGTAAAAGAGGAAGATTTTATATCGCAAAAGTAAAAAGTAAATAATATAACTAAACCCTAACAACTATGAAACAAGAAAAAATATTAACTCTTATGTTATTCTTTATAGGAATGACTATTGGTTTAATAGTAACTTATCTAATATATTTAGCCATAAAACCCTAACAATGAAGAAGATAAAATACAAAGTTTTAAATTATAATTTTACAACAAAAAAATGGGAAGTTATGAAATTGGTTAATGAATGGAAAGGAAGAAAAACTGCTGTTAATTTAACAAAAGACCAAGCAGAATTTATTAAATGGATTGCCTTGTATATGAGTGGGAATGGAATAAAAGCTAAAGTAATAAAGCAATAGATAACCTAATACAAGAAATAAAGAAATGAAGAAAGAAAGACAAACTAAAGTTTTTTTATCAGAAGAAGGCGCAGAATTATTTAAGTGGTTTATGAAGTATAGAGCTATCTGGGAAGAAGCAAGAGAAAAATTAAAGCCTGGATCACTTGTGATCCACCTTGACAAAAGTGGAGAAATAGGTAAAAGAGAGTTCCATTATTTTAAAGATAAGAAAAGCACTTGACAAGGTATCTGTGAATAAGTTATAATTTATATAAGCAAAGAATGTAGCCATATCTCTTAAAGAGACTGGTGAACTAACTACTTGATTTTTGATTGAGTAATTAGCTCACCAGTTTTTTAATGGAGAAAATATAATTTATGAATCCAAAATTAGAAACAGTAATTCAGATATCAAAAGTAATCATTGGAATCATTGGAATATTTATAGGCCTAAAGTTATTAGGTGATTTATATGTTATTAAAATAGCGCTATTGCAGGCATTATGAGCGAACTAGCTACATTAAACCAAGAGAGACTTCTTTTTATGTTGTTAGGAGTAATACTAGGTTGGTGTATAGTAAGACTAGTAGATGCTTTCAGAAACATTAAAAAGAAAGGAATTAGAAATAGAGTAATAGAAATACAAGATTCAATAAAAGATATATTCGCTAATTTTTAAAGGTCAAGTTATAAAGTTAAACTAAAACAATTATGGTAAAAGATCCAAGAACAAGACAAGAGAAAACTCTTAAACCAACTCCAGAAGTAGCTCCTGTTGAAAAACCTAAAAAGAAAAAGAAATAAAAAGTCGTTTTATTAGAAACCTTAATAAGATTTAAAAGATGTTTAATTTAATACAAGACGAAGGAGAAGAAACTTCAGTAACTCCTGAAACTCCAGAGACTACTGAAGATACAGCAGAAGAAACTCCAGCTGTATAAATATAATGGCCGTTGATAATATCAAGTAAGCAGGTTCAAATCTGTCGGCCATACAAATATAAATAATTCCTGGTAACAGGATATAACAGGGAAATGCCAAATTCAAATCCAAATCTATCAACAAGATTCAAAAAAGGTCAGTCAGGTAATCCTTCTGGAAGACCAAAAGATACTTTGAAAGACTATGATAGAGAGAAGTTTAGAAAGATGACTGATAAAGAGAAAGAAGCATTCTTGAAAACAATTTCTCCAGAGTTAAGATATAAAATGGCAGAAGGAAACCCAGCTCAAGATTTAACAAGTGGGGGAGAACAAATTACTCCAATTCCAATATTAAATTATGTTCGGAATAACAACAGCAACAAAAAAGATACAGAAACTAACGAAGAGGATAAGGATAGTCCAGGGGGGAACTAGTGCCAGTAAAACTGTCAGTATAATTCTTTACTTAATGACAAGAGCGCAAGCAGACAAGACAAAGACATTAACAAGCATAGTATCAGAGAGTTTCCCACATTTAAGAAGAGGTGCAGAAAGAGATTTCCTGAATATAATGAAAGGACATCATTACTTTAAGGATAAGCAATGGGATAGAACAAACCACGTTTACACATTTAATACAGGGAAGCAAGTAGGAAGTCAGATAGAGTTCTTCTCTGTAGATCAACCAGAGAAGGTAAGAGGCGCAAGAAGAGACAGACTGTTTATTAACGAGGTCAACAATGTTCCTTTTAAAGCATTTGAAGAGTTAGAGGTAAGAACCAAAGACTTTGTATTCTTAGACTACAATCCTACAAATGAGTTCTGGCTATTCACAGAAGTAATACCAAAGAGAACAGATACAGAGTTTATCATATTGACTTACAAGGATAATGAGGCCTTGAGCAAAGAGATTACAGCTTCTATTGAACAAAGAAGAGGACGTAAAGACTGGTGGCAGGTATATGGATTAGGTCAATTAGGTGTAATTGAAGGTAGGATATACAAAGACTGGCAGATAATAGATGAGATACCTCACGAAGCTAAGCTAATATGTCGTGGGTTAGACTACGGATATACTAACGATCCAACAGCTATAATAGATATTTACAAGTATAATGGTGGATTTGTTCTAGATGAGATAGCTTTTCAGAAAGGACTTAGTAACAAACAAATATCAGATATATTAGACAACCAGAGGAAAGTTCCATTAGTTCCTGATTCATCAGAGCCTAAGAGCAACGATGAGCTTAAAAGCTATGGACATACAGTTATACCAGCTGAAAAGGGCAAAGATAGCGTTTGTAATGGCATACAGCTAGTTCAAGATCAAGCAGTATCAGTTACAAAGCACAGTATAAATATAATAAAAGAGTATCGTAATTACTTATGGGAGATAGATAAAGACGAAAAGGTATTGAATGTTCCAGAGCATCAGTTCAGTCATTCAATGGATGCTATAAGGTACGGAATGTCTTACATTCTTAAAAAGCCAAAGGAAGTAGAGTATATAGAAGAACCACCAGAAGAGCCAATTTATAACCGAATAAATATTTGAAGTATGAATTTAATTAAGAAATATAATGAGAAAATACTATCTTTTGATATATTATAAGTTATCAAAAAGAAAATAAGATATGATTTATAAAATAAGAGTATGGTTAACGATTATAGGAGATATATTTAAGTTTGGAACAAGATGTGTTGGTTGTGGAGGAATATCTTCATGTATATGCCAAACTTCAAATCAAAACAGAGATAGAATAAGAATAAGTTATTTTAAAAGAATAAAGCTAGCAATATTAGGTATAAAAGAGTTTAATGAGAATAATAAAAGGTAGACGGGAATCTGCTTAAAATGCCACAATTAGATCAAAAAACAATAGACATAATAACAGATCAAGCTATCACAGAGATAGAGTTTGATCGTCAATATAAACAGGGTAAGATACCTAACTGGCAAGAAATAGAGGATTATTATTATGGAGTGAAGAAGAAATCATCTGAATCAAGGGCTAATATAGATTTAGCTCAAATGCAGGAGTTTGTTCATACTCTCTTATCAAAGATAGATGATCCCCTCGTATTCAAGTTTGTTAAACGCAAAGAAGCACAACTTCAAAGAGTAAATAGGTTAAACGCGCTAAGAACCATTGATCATCAAAAGGATGAATGGGATATCAAAGACATAGTAGGCAAGAAGCAAGGAATAATGTATGGCAGGGCTATATATTTCTACTATGCCGACTCTCATAAAGGATATAAAGCACATCTAGAGAATACTGATGTGTATGACTTTTTGATTGACCCAGCTGCAGGTGGGATAGATGTTGAGTTAGCTAACCATTTAGGTAGATATGGAGTAGTATTTACTAGAAAAGAGTTAAAAGCTGATACAAAGAAAAAAGCTGAAAATAGATCTTTTATCAAATCAGCAGTAGATGAACTCTTATCAGGAACAGGTAATAACACAGATGAGACTCAAGAAGAAGTAAACAAAAGACCAAGAACTTATGGACAGAATACTTTAGCAGATAAAGAGTTAGATTCTCCAGACAAGTTTAAGTTCTGGCAATGGTTTACAACCTATAAAGGTAAAAGATATTGTTTAATAATGACAGAAAAGGGTGCAAGTTGTATCAAGATCAACGAGTTAACAGATTTATTCACTCCTACAAAAGATTGTCCTCTAAGTGCTTGGCCCGTATGGACTTGGGCTGCATTTCCAGACATGACAGAGTTCTGGACTCCTTCATATTGTGATTATGCTATAGAGCTGTTTATGGCTGAAAATACCTCTATAAACCAGATGATGGATAATCATGAAGCGATAAATAAGCCACAGAAAGTTGTTGATGTTAGCGCAATAAAGGATATGTCTAAGTTAAAGTATAGGAAAGATGGAGTAATACCTGTCAAAGAAGGTGTTGACGCTAGACAAGCAGTTCAATTCTTACAAATACCAAGTATAAGGACACCAATAGATGTATTCAACTTACTAGTTTCTATTCAAGAGAAAGCCTCTGGGGTTACAGCAGGAGCTAAAGGAGTGGCAGATGAAGAGGGCAAGGTAGGAATATATGAGGGTAACCAAATGGCAGAAGCTGATAGATTTGGATTACTTAACAAGTCATACTCTTATGGATATCGTAGGTTTTCTGGGCTATACCAAACAGGTGTAAAGGATCATCTTATTAAAAAGGTAGCAGTAGAGATTATAGGAATAGATGGAATAGAAACAGAAGATGTAACTAGAGCAGATATGTTCAAAGAAGGAGACGACTTTAATGTATTAGTAGAAGCATCTAATGCAGAGAATCTTACCTCATTACAGAATCAACAAGTTAAAATGGAATTCTTAAACTCTGAAGTTAATAACCCTATAATAAACCCAAAGAAACTCTTTGAGTTGAAAGCGACTATTGTAGGCGTAACACCAGATGAGATAAAGGAATTAACTGATATATCAGAGTTTGGTGATTCTAAGTTACTAGCAGAATGCGCTAGAGATATTGAGAGTTTAACGGACGAAATGATCAAACCAAATGCTAATGCTAACAACGCATATATGCAGAAGATGGTTGATTATATGAAAGATCAAGAAGAAAACATGACAGATGAGCAGAAACAGCGCTTTATAGACTACATTATATTATTACAAGAGATAATAGTAGAAAACGAGATAAGAGCATTAGCTGCTTTTGAAACAAACACATCAAATCAAGGAGGAGCTTTAGCGGGAGAGCCACCTTCTAATATTAATAAACCCGCGATTAAGGAAACAGGCGTATGAGCAACAAAGCTAAATTTAAAATAGTTGAGAAAAAGGATAATCCATACGATATTCTTATAGAGTCAACTGTAATAGAGAAAGAATGGATTACAACTTTCACAATAGCAGACATAGAAAAAGGTATTAAGGATTTAAGTAAATTAAAGAAAGAAATAGAAGGAATAAGAATGATTGAATCAGCAAAGATACAGAATATTAAGATAAATCATCCTGAACTTGATCTAAATTTAGATAAAAAGCAACAGATTGCATATACAGTTAATCAGCAAGCTCTAGCATTGATTAAAGAATCTGATAAGAAACTCAAAGAGATCAATAACCAATTAGAGATTTATGTAGAAGACTTAAAAGAAATTTTCAAGCAAATAGGAATTAAGTTACCAGAACCAAAAGAAGAACCTAAACCTGAACCTAAGACTGAACCAAAACCATTAGTAATAGTAAAAAAACCAGAACCAAAGAAAAGGAGTTGGTTGTCAAAATTATGGAAGAAAAACTAAGTAACGAAGAGTTAAAAGAAATAAAGAAAGACATTGAACGATATCAGAAGATTACTAATATTTCCAAAAGTGAAGGTGGAAAGGTTATCATAGCTGAATTAGGTAATGAGATTGTATCAATAATAGATATCCTTTGTTGTAAGTATAAGACTGCTTCTCATATTGAGTTGATTACTATGATAGCTAGATTAAATGAAAAGCTAAAACATTATAGAGAGTTTTCAAGAGCAGAAGAGAATATGAAAGAATCAAAGGAAGAATATGCAAAATGTGAAGAGAATTTAAAAGATTTGTTAGCTTAGAATTGTAAGTTATCGTCTAATGGGTTGGGGAGTAACCCGTGCAAACCAACTCATTAGAGTATAGCTTAGAATGCTATAAGCCTGCGAGGCTCTAAATCGTTTTGCGGATAGGTCAAGTCCGTGCCGAAAGGTGAATAAATTCCCGATGTGCCTCATCGTTAAAAGGTTAAAATTATGGTTGAAGAAACCAAAATCGCTCCTGGAACGGAGGATAATGTTCCAACAGAGGTTCTAAAAGATATAGAATCTAAGGTTACGCCAAAGGTAGAACCAAAAGTTGAAACCAAGGTAGAAACCAAGGTAGAGACTAAGGAAACTCCAAAGGTTGAACTAAAAGCTGACCAAAAGGTTGATATCACAAAAGGACCGAAAATAGGTGAAGTTCTTGACAAGGGGAAAGAAAAACCCCGTACAGTTCCTGAAGCTACTTTTTTAAAAGTAAAGAAGGAACTCAAAGAACTTAGGATTCTTAAAGAATCTGGAGCTTCAAAAGCAGAAGTATCTGATTCGCTTAAAGATATTGCTGAAAAGCATAGTGTTGATATTGAACTCTTAACGAGTTTAGTAAAAATTATTAAGCAAGAGGCAAAGGAAGAAGCGTCAGCAGAACTATCTGCCAAAATGAAGCCTTTAGAGGAAAGAGAGAGAAATGACATTTTTAACCGTCATTATGTTAAGGCCTTAAAGGACTATCCTCAATTTAAGGATATAGCTAATAAGGAAGTAATTAAATCTCTCGCATTCCTCAAGGAAAATTCTAACAAGACATTTCCACAGATTTTAGAAGAATCTTATGGGCATTTAGTAGAAGGCAAGAAAACAATAGATTCTGGATCACAATCAAGACAAGACCCAGATGAAATTGTTGAAGTTGACTTTGAAAGAGCGCAAACAGATATAGATTATATGAAAAAGATAATGGCGAATCCAGAAGCGAAGAAAAAGTATAATGCTAAGATGCTCAAGAAAATAAGTTTTTAAATTCGTAGACGGGAACGACAAAACAAGTGGCCCTAAATGATTTTAAAGTGCATTTTGACAATGCTTACGAAGAAGTAGTTCAAAAACTAATTGTTGGTAAAGCTATTGCAAACATGCGCTTTGAGAAAGTTCTCTCTTACGGAGAAACAATAGAGCGAGTTGCCTATGATATCTCTGGAGTAAGAGTAAGAACAGTAACCAGAGGTAGTGCATCAACTATTGATACTATTTCTGATAGTGCTGCTACACTTACCATTAATATAGAGAAGGAAACTGCTTTTTATCTTTCAGACGGAGAGATGACACAAGCAGGTCCTATGAATCCTGGAACTATAATTGGAGGTAAGGTTGGAGTTAAGACAGCTATAGACTTTGATTCAAGAGTTTTGAACGAAGTTTTAAATGCTAATCTTACATTTGATCAAGGTGATTTAACAGGTTCAACTGTTAATGGAAGCCCTGTTCAGCTTCAAGCTACTTCAGTTCCACAGATGATAACAAGACTCCCTGCTAAGTTGAAGAGAAACAATCAAATACTTGCCAATATGGCATTTGTTATTGACAACTATGTAGCGGCTGATCTTGCTCTATATTTGTTAGGTAAACAATTTGATGTAGTCAACTCAATATTCAAGAATGGATATGTTGAAGGTCAAGTTGCTGGAGCTAAAGTTTATGTTTCAGAAAATCTAACAGGTGAGTTAGTAATTACTAGTACTAGTCTTCAAGATAGAGATACTCTTACTATTGGTGGAGTTGTATTCCAAGCAGAAGAAAGTCCAGCAGCTTATGGTGAATACAGAAGTACAGAGTTCTTCACAGAGTTAGCGTATCTTATCAACAATCCTACCGCATCAGTTGCTAATGCTTATTCTGCAATACGAGATACAGCTGATGTAATAACTATCCAAGACACATTAGGTTTATATTGTAGTCCTGGTGAAGGATCAACTGGAAGTCTTCAAATCTTTGCAAGAGGATCTGGAAGAATTACAGCATCTGAAGTAATGGACGATGGTAGAATCGTTCAGAACATGATCCATTGTTATTATGGTAAGAAAGGAGCTATTGACGTAGTAATGCAAAGTAATGTACCAGTTGATGTGAGAAAGACATCTGACCGAAGAGGTCAGAATATCTTCAGCTCATATCTAGCTGGAATAAAGACATTTACTGATGGCAGCAAGAGATTTTTGAACGTAGAAGTTTCAGTAGAAGCTAACGATTAACGTTAGTTTTCTTCTCCCTCCCTTACTACTAAAAAGTAGGGGACGGAATAAGGAAACTAAATAAAATGATATTAGAAGAACTTAAAGGTAAATGGAAGAGTATTCTTGAAATCGGCTGTGCCGATGGAATAAACCTTTTAGAGATTAAGAGAGAATACCCAGATAGAATTGTAAAAGGAGTAGATACAGAAATGTTCTGGGACGAACCTGATTACACAGGTTGTGTAATGAAAGCAATATCCAGAGGATTAGATGTTTCTTTCGGAGACGCAAGAAAACTACCATACAAAGATAATTCATTTGATATAGTGTTCTCAAAAGCACTATTAGTGATGACAAAGATAGAAGATTACCCTTTGATTATTAAGGAAGCATTAAGAGTAGCTAAAAAGAAAGTGTTCTTTATAGAGCTTCATTCAGAGAATAAGTCAAAAACAGGTGAATACTACTGGCAGAGTGGTGCTAGAACACGCTTTGTAGCTGATTTTAAGGGCTATCTGAACGATTTAGGGTATAAACCTATAGTAAAGTCCATTCCTAAGGAAATATGGGACTGGAAGGAAGATTGGGGAAGTATAATAATAGTTAATCTTTAATTTTATGAAACCAAAAATGCACGAAGAATTAGCAAGAAGAGAAATGGAAAACAAAGCAAGAAAGTTTTTAGATGAATATAGAAAGTTATCTGTTAAATATGGAGTAGAGTTTTCAGTAGAAAAACCTAAATTTGTAATAATAGAAAGTGCTTATGTCCAACCAAACGGGGAAAAAAAATAGAATATTACTTAGTCAAAGGAACTTATGGGCAGGAGGATTGATAAAAGAAAGAGAAAACAGATACAGAGAAAACTTTTCTAGAAAAAGTAGATATAATAAAAATACAAAAGAAGGAGAGGAATTGCCAGGATATATAAATAAATATACTAAAGAAGAAGCTGAAAGAAAGATAAGAGAACACGATGACGCAGAACTGAAAGTAGATTTCTTTTGGTCAAAAGAAACAGGTCCTTTGTCAAACATTTTAGGAAAGCCACCAATAAGAACATTGATAGACAATGAAAGATTAGCAACAGCTTCACGATTCAAGAAGTTTCTCTATGTATTTTTACAAGAAATGGAGTATTCTACTTGGTATGAGAAGTTGGGGATATTACTATCAATAAGAAAGTTAAGGAATATATATCTTGAAAGTGTTTATAGAGGAATTTCTGAATATTTAATAGATCTTGATTATATTACACCACCAGTAAGAGAAATGAGACGAGTGCTTGAAAAAGTATTTCCAGGTGATGGTAAATATGAATGGGAAGGATATTATTCAGATCCACCTTGTTTCTTTTTAGAGTATGATGTTGCTTACAGATACCCAGCACAAGATATATTGAGTTGTGTTAAAAAAGAAGAATGTATTAAACAAGGTGGAAAAGTAATGAGTGTTATAAGATTGATATTGTGGTTTATTACCAAAAAAGACAGAGTTCTTTATAGAGCAACAAGAGAAGGAAAGAGATTAGTAGATACTCTTGTTGGAAGACAAGCTGAAGAAGGTTGGAAATGGGGAAAGTTATCTATTATGGTAACAATAGTATTACAAGGATCTCCAAAGCTAAGAAATAAGTTCGTTGATTTTATACAGGAAATAGATATAGAGAAAATAAGACTTAATCAATTTGATAGATATTGGGCTTATACAAATAAAGAGTATAATTGTGAGGGATTACCTTATCAATTAAGAAATGAAATAAATAAAGACTACGGGCAAGTAAAATGAAAAAAGAGAAAAGGAAAAGTCCACCACCTTTTTCAGAAAAACATAGAAAACATTTATGTGAAGCTAAAAAAGGAAATACTAATGGTTTCAAAAAGGGGAATCATCCAAAAACAGAATTTCAAAAGGGTAATCATCCGACAATGGAATTTAGAAAAGGTGATAATTTAAATAAAAAAAATTGGAATTGGAAAGGAAATAGTGTTGGTTATATGGCTCTTCACGCTTGGATATCAAGGAAATTAGGAAAACCTTGTAAGTGTGAAATGTGTGAAAAAGAAAAACTAAAGGGAGGACAAATTCACTGGGCAAACAAAGACCACGAATATAAACGAAACTTAACCGATTGGTTAAGATTATGTGTATCGTGTCATAAAATATACGATTTAAAAAATAATAATTTATTTATAATTAAATACGGGAAAATAAAATGACTGGTGCCGAAATTATAGCTCTCTTTAATTTATTTGTTGACGACACGACAGAATTAAGTGCTGCTCAAGAATTAGCACTACTTAATCGTGTCTATAAGAGAATATGCTCTAATAGACCTTATGAGTTTCTAAAGACAAATGCTACAGGAGCAGTTGCTGCTGGTGGAACAATAGCTTTACCAGCTGATTTTCTACATCTTACAGAAAACAGTCAGGAAACAGATATATCAGTAGGACAGGGTCAATCGGTGTCAAAAGTGGTCTATGTGGACGATGAACCATACAATATAATCAATTTCTCTGATAGAGAGAATAGTTCAGGTGCATATATTGATTTTGCAGCTAGCACTATAACATTTACAGATACTACTGTTACAGGAACTTATAAATTTGACTATATCAAGATACCAGCTGATTTAACAGTAGCTACTTCTCCTATATTTCCAACTCCATATCATGAAGCAATAGGATACGGAATGGCTATAGATGGCTTTATGACACAATTATTTGATAAAGCAAAGAGTTATGCTAGAGAAAACGAAAAGAAATTTGATGAAATAATGGCTAATATGGATATTTATAACGCTAACTTACGGGCAGAATAAATGGCTGAACAAACAATTCAAGCATTTTTAAAAGGAACACATAATAAATACGATGATGAGATAATCCCACAAGATTCTGCTTCGGATTCAAAAAACTTCATAACTAAAGATGGAGCAATACAGTTAGCTTATGGTAAAAAACTTGTAGGTGCAGAAGGATTAGTAGGTGCAATAAGAGGATTACATTTTGGATTTAAAACTGATGGAACACCAGTTCTTTATAGAAAGATAGAAGTTAAGATACAATACTGGGATGGTGCAGCTTGGCAAGATGTTACAGGACTAACAACACTTACAGCTAATGCAGAATATTCTTTTTCCAATTACTCGTCTTTAGCTGGAGCATTTACTTTTATATCAGGAATAGATGGTTTTTATAAGATAAACAATGCTAATCCAGGTTCTTCTATCTCTTTATACGATGCTACAAAGAATGATAAAGGAAAGATTCTAATTGATAAAGGACGTTTAATAATGTGGGATTGTGCTGATGTTTCTAAATCAACTTTAAAATTATCACATATAGATACATTTGCTTATACAACAATAGAACAAGAGTTTTTAGGAGCAAATGGCGCACAAGTTTATAATGGCACATTGGCCTTTAAAGCTGGTGATGCTATGAGAAACTGTTTTGGAGTCTTAATAGCAGGAGGAAAGACTACTCCTTTAAATATAATATCATTAAGTCAAGCAGCAGATGCTATAATAGGAATTGAGATAGATGATGCTGGTCTTGATGTCTGGGGTTTAACTTGGTTAGGAGCTGGAGATAAGATTACACTTCACGGAATAGGTGGAATGGTTGAAATGAATGACCTTATAGGAACAATAGTAAGTGTATCTGGATCAGCTGTAACAATAGATATAGATTCAACTGCCTTTACTCCTTATGCTGGACCTAATGCTGGAGAAATAGCAGAAGCAGAGTTGTTAGTAGATGACAAAAATGGTGCTTTAGCAAGTGATGATGGAGGAACAGGAACAATAAACTATACATCAGGTGTATATGCCACAGACTTTGTAGTTAATACTACCTTAACTCCTGTAACAGCTTATCAATATGAGAACTCAAATAATGGAGGATTATCAGATTTTACATATACAGCCGTAAGAGTAGCTGGAGAAGGATGGGTAATTACACAAGATGTAGGAGGAGATGATATTTTAAATGTTTTAATAGGTCAAGACGGAAAGTATTATTCATTAAAACAACAATCTTGTTATCAGTTAGATATTACAGCTGGAATAGCTGCAGATTTTGACTTAGTATTTACAAACTTAGTTTATAGACAGAACCTTGGTATTCCTTACTGGAGAGCTGCAGTTTCTACATCAAAGGGTATTGTCTTTATGAATACTGCTGATCCTGATGATCTTCAAATGACAATACTTCAGAGAAATCCGTTAGGAGATAATATAGAACCTGTAGATCTATTTCCTCATTTTGACTTTTCAAAATATGATTATTCAGAATGTGCTATAACTACTTGGGGAAGGTATATCTTGGTTGCTTGTATGGAACACGGAAGTACGACAAATGATGTTTTGTTGTTATGTGATATGGCTCAAAATTCAGTAGATATGACTAATTATGCAGCAAAATGCTTTAATGAATGTATTTGTTTTGGAGATCTTTATGTAGGTTCTCCTATAACCCAGAGTGTTTATCAAGTGTTTAATGGATTTGATGATGATGGATTAGGACTTACTAATTTTTGGACTTCAAAAGGAGAAAAGTATTATAAAGAAGAAGTATTAAAAAAGTTCAGAAAACTAATATTCAAAGGTGATATTTCAAAACTTCAAGAAGTTTCAGTCTATATTGATTATGATGATGCTGGATTTCAATTAGTAGGAAAAATAGATGGAAGTGAAAGTTATGTTGATTTAGGAAGTCCAAGAACAATAGGTGGTAATATGATAGGAACTTATGAGATAGGATTAGGAGCTGGTTCTACTATTTACCCTTATATGTGTGAATTAAAAGTTCCAAGAATAAAATTTAGAAAAAGAAAGGTTAAGTTCGTAGCAAATGAAATAGGTTATTTCTCATTAAAGCGTCTTACGGACTGGGATATTCTTACAATGGAAGGTCGTATTCCAAAGAGATTTAGAACTAAACAAACATAAAATTATGCCAAGTGGAGTTTATAAAAGAAAAGAAGGAATTATTTATGGTAATACTGGAAAGAAAGCTTCTGTTGAAAAAATAGAAAGATTAAGGATTTCTCATTTAGGTCAAAAAGTTTGGAATAAGGGAATAAAAACAGGTTCTAATCCAAAACATTCAGAAAGAATGAAAGGAAGAAAACATACGATAGAAACAAGAAAAAAGATGTTAAAAAGTGCAAAAAGAGGTAAAGAAAATCATAGGTGGAAAGGTGGATTACCAAAATGTAAAGAATGTAGAAAAGAATTAAGTTATTATAAAGGAGTTTATTGTATTGATTGTGTAAAAAAAGGAGATAGAAATCCAAAATGGATTAAAGATAGAACCAAATTAGCAAAAAAACAAGAAAGAGGTGATTCTGCTTATAGAGAATGGAGAAATCAAATTCTTAAAAGAGATAGATATATTTGTAAAATAAATAATAAAGATTGTTCTGGAAAAAAAATCGTACATCATATTTTGTCTTGGCAAGATTTTCCAGAATTAAGATATAATATTAATAATGGCATTACTTTGTGCCAAGCCCATCATCCAAGAAAAAGGGCTGAAGAGAAACGGCTAATTCCATTTTTTAAGGGATTAGTGTCAGTATCAAATTAATTATTTTGGCTAGTAAACTTGGAAAAATCATAGCAGATTTTGAAACACAATTATCTGTTAAAATAGCAGTAGGAGGAAGTAATGTAAATTTACAGTCAGTTTTAGATGACGATGGAGAGTATTTACCAGCAGGACAGTATTATTTTACAATAGATGGAGATAACTCTTCTAAAGAGCATATTCTCTGTACTTTATCTACTCCAACAGCTTTATTGTCTGCAATATCAAGTGTATCAAGAAATGGATATGTTGATATTACAACATTTACTCCTCCAAATACTCCAGGAGTTGTAAGAGAACATAGAGTTGGAGCAAGTGTTAGAATAACTGATTTTGCTCATATAAAGGCAATTAATGATTTATTAGATACTACAGTAGATTTTGATAAAGATAATCCTTTAAAATATGATGGAGATCCAGCAATTACTCTTGATGCAGAATTTGCAACTAAAAAATACGCAGATGATAATCTTGTCGGAATAACAGGAAATCAAAATGTAGATGGGATTAAAACCTTTTTAGAATTACCAGTTATACCAGTATTACCATTAGCTAACACAGATGCTTGTTCTAAAAAGTATGCTGATGATTTAGCTATCGCTGGAGCGCCTGATGCATCTTTGGTAGTAAAAGGTATATCAGAAGAAGCAACTGCAGCTCAAATTATAGCAGGAACACAAGTTGGAGATGATACAGGAGCAGAACTATTTATAAATCCTAAATATTTAAAAGATGCTGGTATTACTCCAGCTTCTGCTGTTGAAACACTTACTCCAAAACCTAACTTTATAGTCTCTGGAGCATTTACAATTATAGCAATGGCAGCTGATAATACAGTTATGAAAGTAGGACAAGTTGTAATTCCGAAAGATATTGTAGTAAATAAGATTTCATTCTGGGCGCAATCAATTAATGTAGCTGGAACTTGTAGATTAGGACTTTATTCAGAAGATGGTGCAGTATTAGTAGTTGATGTAACGACAGCAGCTATAACCATAAATGCAGTTATTACCACAGCAGTAGGTGCAGTATCTGTTCCAGCAGGAGTATATTATGTATTTATTATTCCAATGGGAACAGCTAATTTGGGAGTTCAAGCCTGGACACCAACAGCAGCTGAACCATTAAAAGGAGCAATAGCAGGTGAACCAGTTTTAGAAGGAACTGTAACAGTTGTAGATGGAAGTCCAGAAGATGCGATTGTTCCATCAGGTGTTACGGATGCTGATGCAAAAACATTATATTTTAGAATTGATAATTAAAAAATACGGGAATTAAACTATGCCTATACAAAGAGAAAAGACAATAGAAGAGTTAATGGGTGGAACACGAGGTGGAACTCCTGCACCATTTGTTTTTAATCCAGATACAGCTAGTGGAAGAAGTCCTTATCAGCAACAATATGGAGAAACTACAGCACAATGGAGAGCTAGAACAGCTCGTCCGATTTCTCCTACTGGCATAGATCCTGCCGAATCTGCTTATTTAAGAACAACAGGATATGATCCTAATGCTCCACCACCAACTGCAGAACAGTCTTATTCAAGCACTCTTAGTATGTTTCAGCAACAAATTAATGCTTTAGATATGGAAGTTGCACGAAAGAGAGCAGATATACAAAACCGATATAATGTAATAGGACAAGGTAGATTAGGTTCTCAAAGAGCAATACAAGCTCAAACAGGAATGTTAGGTCAAGTAGGTGGATTTCAACAACAACAAAAATTAGAACGAGCTAACTTAGCTGAATCAGAAGCAGCAGTAGCTGAAGGAATAGCTCCATTGCAACAACGAAAGTCTGCCTTATTTGGAACTATCAGAGAGATTGCAACAGAAGATCTTAGAGCCAGAACAGAAGCTGCAACTTTAGGAGCTGAAAAGTTCTTACAATACAAGAAAGAAAGAAAAGAAGGAATTAAGAGTAAAGTATCATTAGCGATAAAAGCTAAGTTATTAGAAGGAATTGAATTAGATGAGAATGACTTCAATCAATATGCTACAGAACTTGGTATTTCTTCTGATGAAGTTAAAGACACATATACTGTATTAAAGAAAGAAGCTGAAGCTGCAGATGCAAAAGCTAAAGCAGATGCACTAAAATCTCAACCTAATGTAGTAAGAGAATATGAGTATGCTAAGAATCAAGGATATGAAGGAAGTTTCTCACAATATCAGAATGAAGATGCTAACAGAAAAAGATCTTCTAGTAGAGCAACAGAACCAGAGATAAAAAGAAGAGCTATTTCAGGAATGTCATCTGAACTTAATGTAGTTAAAGGCACAGATGGTTTTATTTCACCTGAAGATTGGAAAACAGCTAAAAGAGCTTGGCTTGATAAAGGATTAGGTACAGAAGATTTTATAGAAAACTTCTTTGATTATATAAATCCTGAAAGAGTGGGAGATTACGGTATTAGAGAAAAATCTTATTTTTAAATAACAATTATGTTTGAAGGCTTATTCGGAAAACCGACAACAAAGGAAATACCTCAGGATGGAGGAATGTTTAGAGGATTATTTAGAAAACAATTATCTCCATTGCCAAAAGTGGGTGGTCTTTTGCCTACACAAGTTGCAAGACAAGTTGTTGGTGGTGGACTATCTACCATACCAAGAACACCTACAATTCCTCAAAAACCTTCTTATTTGAAAAGAGGAATTTCTAAAATATCATCTTTTTTAGATCCACCTGAAGGTTCAAAAAGATCACAATCATTTTTAGGACAATTACCTTCAGCATTTGTTGAAGGTTTGCCAATATTTGGAGAAGCGATAAAACAAATACATCAAGAACCTGAAATAGCAGCAAGTATAACTGGAAAAGATTTATTAAAAGCTACTCCGACTGCTATAAAAGAAGTAGGGAAAGGTATTCCAAAATTAATTGCTTCAGGATTATTAAATATAGCTGGTTTATTTAAGGGGCCATTTGCTGGTGGAGATCAAGGAATAAAGATAAAAGTTCCAGGATTAGGAGAAATCACTAATGCTCAATTTAATGCAGCCTATCGTGTATCTCAAGGAGAAGATCCTGTTGTTGTTGCTTTACAAGAAGGTAGTGGTGCTATTTTAGATACTCTTTTCTTTGTTTATTTAGCTTCAAAACCATTTGCTCCAAGAAATGTAAAAGTTCTTGAAGTAATAAATTATATAAAAAAACCTGGTATTCCAATAAAAGCTGGGCCTAAGAGTTTTAGATTATATCAGCAACCAACAACATTAAGACCATTACCTCCACAATTTATTAATCAGATGCAAGCAGAAGGAATAAATCTAGGAAAACAATTTAATTCAAATTTTCCTACTTATTTTAGAATTTCTATTGAAAAGGGTGGGATTTTGAAAGGAGAGTTATTTCAAATAAAACTATCTTATTATAATACTTTTAAAAACAAGTTATTTGGGAATGTAAATAATATTCCTAGTAATCAAATAATTCCATTACTTACTAAAAAAACAAGTATAAAGAAAATTGAAACTGCAACAAAAAGTCCTGAAATTACTCCAGTTGTTCCTATAACTAAACCAATAGAAACAGCCAAACCGATGTTTAAAGGAATCTTTAAGAAACCAGCAATTTCTAAAGTAACACCTAAAGTAGCCCTAGAACCACAGAAAGTAGTTCCTAAGGCGATTACACCTGAAAAGGGTATTATATCTAAGGAACTTGAACCATTACCTATACATTTACAGAAAAAAACAGTTGAAGCGATGACTAAAGCATATAAAGAAAGAGACCCTGTGATTATGGAAAGAACTATTGCTATGATTAAAAAAGGAAATAAGATTAGTGTTTTAGAAGGAGAACATAGATTTTTTGCTGCTAAAAAAGCAGGAGTAGAACCACCAATGGTTTTACTAACTGAAAATCAAACAGATGATTTAAATGCTCCACAAATTGATACACTTGCAAAGAAAATTTATACAGGAAAAAACATAAAAGAATTAACTGACTTCTACAACCAAGCAACTAAAGCAGTAAAACCAGAGGTTAAGGAAGTAAAGAAACCAGCATTGCCTAAAAAAGTAGTTAAAGAAGTAAAACCAGCAATACCAAAGGCAAAACTTCCAGAAGCTAAAAAGATTCCTAAAGAAAAAGGAGTTAAGCTTTATGCTATAGGAGCAATACCTGATCCTGGACTTGATAAGTTTTTGGCAGAAGAATTAAGACCAATTCTCAATAAAGCAACGGAAGCTGGAAAGTATTTATGGAAAATGGAAAGGCATATACCAGAATTTATGATGAGAATAATTGAACCTGCCAAATTAGTTCCAGGCAAGGCTTATGCAACAGTTATTCGTGGTATTCATAAACCAGAAGCCAAATTAGTAGAATTTGATCAGAAAAGATTAGATACAATGGACACCAATCTTAGTGAACTTGAAAAATGGTTTAATAAGTTTTCTGATAAAGAATTAGAGAATTTAATGTTAACAAGAGGAAAACCTACATCAGCAGAAGCATTAACAATTCAGAAAAATGTCATTAAAGAAACACCAAAAGAATTACAAGTTCCTGCAATTAAAAGAGCTATTCAAGAAATAGCTGACTTTAATTATAATTTCTTGCAAGAAACTGTAGGAGATGGATATTGGAAAGATATTCATAAAGCTGCAGATTATTTTTATGGAGTATATAAAAATCCCAAAACAATCAATAAGTTTTTAGATTATTGGAAATCTACTGAAAAATTTACAGAAGAAAAAGTATTTCCAACACTTGCAGATGCTAAAGCATACGGATTAGAACTTCAGCACAAGAATCCAGTTGCTAATTTAAGAGCAGAGTTTAGAGCGATTGCTAAATTAGAGGGAATGAATTGGATGAAGGAGGAGTTGTTACGAACAGGAAAAGGAATATATATAGAAAAAACTGCTGATGCTCCAATTCAATGGGAGAGAGTTAATGATCAAGTTTTTGATAAAATAAGAGTTGAACCAAACTTAGCTCGTCTTATAAATAACTTGATTTCAACTAATAAGATAACAAGGATTCCTGTTTTAAATACTATTAGAAAGATAAATAACTTTTTAAGAACTATTAAGTTTATTGGTAGTGCCTTCCATCTTGGAGTTATCGGTAAACAATCAATAGCTGATAGTGGATATTTAGGATTTGCTTATAAAAAAACAGCTACAAGAGGAGCAACACTTGGATTTAGAGATAATGACCCTATTTTTAGGACTCCAGAATACAAAGAATATATTGAGTTAGGTGGTGGACATAAATATAGTGTTGAGTTTGAGGCAAAAAAAGTATTAGTTAATTTTGTAGATAAAGTTAATAGAGGGAATTATTTAGGTGCATTTACAAGTGTAGGAATCTTTCCTGCTAAAATTCCAGCTGGATTTGTTAATTGGATGTTCAATAGTTATATTCCAAAAGTAAAATATGCAAAGTATTTAGATTTTGTTGCTAAGAAAGAAAAGAATTTAGGTAAAATGGCTACTGATAAAGAAAAGATAGATATTATTAAAGAGGGACAAAACTTCTATGGAATGATGAATGAAAGATTGTTTGGAAGAAGTGGAACAACAACTACTACTTTAAGATTTATATTTATGGCTCCAGGATTTGCTGAAGGTAATTATAGGACAATTATAAAAGCATTCTCACAATGGGGAGCTAAGGGAACCTATGGAGCAGGTAGATCAAGATTTAATATAGTTAATTCACTTATTCTTACAGGAATATTGGCTACTGTTGGAACTTTAATATTTACAAAGAAACCACCTGAAAAACCTAAAGGATTAGAAGATATTAGAGATCTGTTCAAAATAGATACAGGATATACTGATGATAAAGGAAGAAAAGTTATGATTGATTTAATGACTTATGATAAGGATTATTGGAATGTAACATTTAATGTTTTAAAAGGAAGACCTGATAAAGCAATTACTGAAAGTATTACAAGATTAGGTGGAATGAAAGCACCAACTTTTGAAATGTTAACTGATTTTGCTTTAATGCTTCAAGGAAAAGCTATATATGATTGGAAAGGTGATGAAATAATGGAACTTACTGATCCATTTTTAATAAAACTACAGAAACTTACTACACATGAAATTAAAAGATTAGAACCAATATCAATGAGTGTTTATAAGCAGTTAAGAAACAAAGATGTAGATAGAACATTAGCATTTGTAGAATCAGCATTAGGAGTAAGACCAGCTAAAACAGAAGAAGATAAAAGAATACAGAAAATAACTAGCAGGATTTATTCATTGAAAGGACAACAGGAAGAATTGTATCAATATTTAGGAACAATCAATAAACCTAAACAAGCAGTTGAAAGATATAACAAGATGGTTAATGATGTTTTAAATAGCAAAATGGTTCCAAAAGAAATGAAAGAGGAATGGGAACCTAAACTATTAGTTGATACAAAAAGATTATTGAGTAATAAAGTTTATTCATTGACTGATCCAATGACAACTCTTACCGATGAAGAAAAAGAAAAAGAAATTGAAAGAAATAAAAAATACCTTCAGAATTTTGAGGTATCAATAGAAGAAGCAAAAGAAAGACTTAAATATTATTGGGAAGAACATCCAGTTAAAAATAAATGGAGTTCTACACACCGAAAAAATGTTAGTGCGAGAAAAAGAAGATTAGAGGAAAGATTCTAATAAGGATTATTGTAATAAGACCAAGGAATTAGAGAAAAAAGATAAGTTGCAATTATGAGAAATAAGATAGATCCTAAAATAGTAATGATTTTTTCTTCTTTAGTTAAAAGTTTCATATTTCAATAATACAATAAGCTAAATTATTTGTCAAGAGTAAAACGGGAAAAAACAATGCCAGACGATAAAATACAAGAGTTAATACTTGAGAATAGTGACAAGAACGCTAAAGACCAGACAACTGTTCTTGAGAATTTATTAGAAAATACTAATGATAAAGCAAAAGAACAAATAAAAATATCTGAAATGAATTTAGAATTACAAGGAAAAACTAATGAGAAACTTGAAGATATTAAAAAGAAGTTAGATGAACCTTTAGAGATTCAACTTGAAATTTTATGAAAGTAAAAGTCAAAATAAAAAAAGATGAGTTACGAAAGAAACTTGATATTAAAGATGGAATTACTCCTATAAAAGGAAAAGACTATTTTGATGGAAAAGATGGGAAAGATGCTGATGAAAAAAAGATAGTTCAAAAAGTATTAGTTAAAGTGCCAAAACCTAAAGACGGGAAAGATGGAAAGGACGGCAAGAATGGAATAGCTATAGACGGAAAAGATGGTATAGATGGTATAGACGGAATAGGTATAGATGGTAAAGACGGAAGTCCAGACACTCCACCAGAAATAAGAAATAAGTTAAGTTCTTTAAAAGAAGGAAAAAGGTTATCTTATGATGTTTTAGACAATACTCCAGAAATACCAAACTTAACAAATATAGAAGCTATTTTTAAAGATAGATATAGTTCAGGATTAAATGAAGGTCAGGTAAGAACTTTAGTTGGACCATTGATAAGTTCTGCAGTAGCTGTAGAAAACCTCTGGGATAGAGTAGGAACGACATTAGTTACCCATAATGCAGGAGATAATGTTGATATAGGAGACGATACACCAAATGATGTATCATTGAGAGTATTCGCAAACGATGACGGAGCAGGAACTACTGGTATCTTTGTTCCTGATGTTACTTTAACCAGAGGAACTTGGATAAGTCCTAGTGGACAAGATGGAGTTACTTTTGATGCAGCAGGAGCAATAGGTGCAATGAATAAAAGATTATGGTTTCAATACTATTCATCTGGTAATTTAGACTTATGTCATGGAGGAGGTGATGTGATAGCTAACTACAAACTTGGAGTAGGTGTTACTCCTACTCATACCTTAGATGTTAGAGCTGCTTCTTCTATAGTAAATATACAATCAATTACTGGAACTAATGCTGCTTGGTTGAGATGGAGAAATACAGGTGGAAATGTAATAGCAGGACAAGAATCTTCTGCTGGAGGAGCAATATTTGCTGATACACTTCCTTATGCTGGAATATTCGGTCATGGAGGAGCTTATCCTCTTCAATTCGGAACAGGTGGAGTGATTAGATTAACCATATCTGATACTGGTGATGTATATATGGGAACAGCATTATTGAACGCAGGAGTATTTTCTATGATACAAGGAGTAGTTGCTGGAGATCCAACATTTACCATTACCCAAGCAGGAGACGATGTAACAATAAATCAAACGGTCGGGGATATGACCATAGCAGCCGCAGGAGGTGATATCTTTTTTGGAGACGATGATCTTACAGTAAAAGCAGATCAAAGAGTTTATTTAGATGGTTAGTTCTTTAGAAAGGAGAAAAACTATGAAAAAAGTATTATTCGGTGGTAGCTTTGATATGTTTCATTCGGGACACGTTGAAGTTATTAACAAAGCAAAAACATTTGGAGATTATTTGGTAGTAATGATTACTTCAGATACAAGAATTAAGTATAAAAAGCACCCAGCTTTGCCTGTTTATTCAGAACAAGAAAGATTGACTGTTATTAGTAATCTGAAAGCAGTAAATGAAGCAATCGTGATTATTGATGATCCTGATAAAAACATAGCGATTAAAGGATTGAAACTGGTAAAACCAGATGTTTATGTAAGAACCAGTGAAGTTAATAAAGATACTTTAATGGAAGAAATGAAAGTTTGCCGAGATCTTAGTATTGAAATGGTAATTCTTGATAGACAACCTGGATCACAATTCAGATCTTCTTCAAGGATTATTGCGTATATCTTGAAGCACTTCAAACAAAAAGAAATGAAAAAACTTATTACCGATGACGAAACAAAATAAAGGAGAGGTATTTTCTCCACCTCTCCACTTTTTAAAACTATGCTTTCAATAATAATACCAGCAAGAACAGAGAAGTTCTTAAACCAAACAATACAAGATGTTCTTGACAAAGCAACAGGTGAAATAGAGATATTTCCAGTATTAGATGGCTATGGAGATACTCCTTATGAGAAGATAATAGATCCGAGAGTTAAATATATCAGTTTACCTGTTCCTAATAATTATGAAAGGCACAAGCGTCAAGGAATAAATACAGCAGTATCAGTTTCTAATGGAAAGTATGTATGTTGGATGGATGCTCATTGTGTAGTAGCTAAAGGATTTGATGAAATATTAGCTAAAGATTGTGAAGATGATTGGGTAGTAGTTCCGAGAAGACACAGATTAGATGCTTCAAAATGGGATAAAAAAGATCCAGAAGGAAGACCAGCGATAGATTACGAATACTTTATGTGGCAGTATATTACAAAAAGAAATAGACTAGCAGGATATAAATGGGAGGATAAAGCAAGAGAGAGGAAAGACATAATGATAGATGATATATTCACAGCTCAAGGTTCTTTCTTCTTTATGACTAGAAAGCACTTTGATAGAATGAAACTAATGAAACTTGAAGGATATACTGGATGGGGTCAAGAAGGAGAAGAAGTATGTTTGACTACTTTGTTAAATGGTGGAAAAGCAGTAGTCAATAAGAATACTTGGTATGCTCACATGCATAAAGGACAGATGCACGGAAGAATGTATAGATGGACAAATGTTGAACCTAGTTATGCTTATTCTTACAATTATTGGGTTTACGAGAATAAAGAGTTTTTTACAAATTTAATAGACAGATTCGGGCTATTTCCAAATTGGCCTGAAAACTGGCAAGATATAATTTATGAATAAAACACTTGAATATATACAAAAGAAGTTTGAATTAGATTTAAATCAGCCATTACCAATAAAATTACCAATGGTTGATAAATATAGAGAATTTCCTAAATTGCTTAAAGAATTAGGATGTAAGATTGGAGTTGAAGTAGGAGTAAATAAAGGTAAGTATTCTAAATGGTTGTGTCATGTAATAAAAGGGTTAAAACTATTTTTGGTTGATAATTACCCAATTTATGAAGACTTTGGATATTATGCAGATCCAGTACGCCAAAAAGCTTGTTATGAAGAAGCAAAAGTAAGATTAAAAAAATATAATTGTGAATGGATTAATAAATCAAGTATGGAAGCGATTAAAGATTTTGTAGATAATTCTTTGGATTTTGTCTATATAGATGCCAACCATCATTACGAATATGTAGTAGAAGATATAGCTAAATGGCACGATAAGGTTAAGCCGGGAGGGATTGTATCAGGACACGATTATTCAGATCATATGTTTGAAGTAAAAGCAGCAGTAGATGGATGGATAAAATCAAGGAAAATAAAACCTTTATTTGTAACACATCATAATAACTGGTTTTATGTTAAGAAATAAGACGATAGTATTTTATACAGCTTCTAAGGAAAAGTTTGAAAATAAAGTTATAGAACAGATTTCAAAAGTAAAAGGTGATATTCCGGTAATCAGTATATCACAGAAACCCCTAAACTTTGGAAATAACATCTGTGTAGGGGATATAGAGCAGAACTACCAGAATGCCTTTAAACAAGCTCTAATAGGCTGTGAGAGGGCTACAACGCCATTTGTAGTGCTAACTGAGTCAGATTGCCTATACCCTGAAGGATATTTTGACTTTAAACCGACAGATCTTGAAACAGTTTATACTTACGATAATGTCTGGATAATGTGGGATAGAGAGAATAGAACTCGTTTTTACAAGCACGGAACGACAGCTGGAAGTTTAATTATAGGAAGAGAGTTCTATATCAGTATGCTTAAAAAAGGAATGCCAGATTTCTTTGATCCAAAGCTCAAGTGGGAAAGTTTTACTGGAAAACCACTTATAAATATAAAAACAAGAAATGGAATAAGTTTTGGGACTACTTTAACAAAAGGAGTTAAACCACAAAAGAGTTTTCCTTATTGGGGAACTCCTATAGATATAAAAAAGAAATATGAAATACGATCTTAGTATAATCATCCCAAGTAGAAATGAGATTTTCCTTTCTAAAACGATAGAAAATATTCTTGAAAATATCAAAGGAAAAACAGAAGTAATTGCTGTAATGGACGAAACACGATTTGATCTTCCTAAAGATCCAAGAGTAACTGCAATTTACAATTCAACACCGATAGGACAGAGAGCAGGTTGTAATCAGGGAGTAAAGTTATCACAAGCCAAATATGTAGCTAAAACTGATGCCCATTGTGGATTTGATGAAGGATTTGATGTGAAGTTAATGGCAGATATGAAAGATGATTGGACTATAGTGCCGATTATGAGAAACTTATGGGGATTTGATTGGATATGTCCGGAAGGACACACAAGGTATCAAGGTCCAAGTGGAGTATGTGAAAAATGTGGAAAACCGACAACAAGAGATATTAAGTGGATAGGAAAGACTAATCCTCAAAGTGATTGTTACTGCTTTAATTCAGAACCACAATTTCAGTATTTCAGAGAATACAGAAAACGTTCAGAATACAAAGAAGGATTGAAAATAGGACTGACAGAAACTATGAGTTTGCAAGGATCATTTTTTATGATGACAAGAGATAAATATTTAGAATTAAATGTATGTAATGAAACATTCGGAAGTTGGGGATCACAAGGAATTGAAGTAGCTTGTAAGACTTGGTTATCTGGAGGGAAATGTATGGTATCTCACAAGACTTGGTATGCACACATGTTCAGAACTCAAGGTGGAGATTTCGGCTTTCCTTATCCTCAATCAGACAGAAAAGTAAAAGAAAACAGAGCTTATGCTAAAGAATACTTTTTCAATAATACATTTAAAGGACAAATTCATCCATTGAGCTGGCTAATTAAGAAGTTTATGCCAGTAAGCAATTGGACTGAAGAAAAATTAAAACAGTTAGAATAAGGTATATGAATTATTTATCAAATAACAAAACATATAAGGATTCACTTGATTCAGATGTTTCAGTTACTATTGGAGATGACAGAGATGCTACAAAGTTCAAAGCCCATGCAAAAATGGAGTTTTGGGGTGAGGATACCATTACTTTTGAAGAAGAAGGAATAGAAGAAACACCAGTTTTTTTAAATGATAAAATAACAATAGAAAACTCTAAAATGAAGAGAGAGTGGTATAACGAACTTCAATCAAAACTAAAGTGGGTATTCACATTTAAAGAAAAACCAGCAAGTAATAAGTATCAGTTAAAACTAGGTGGAAACTGGCAAGACTTTGATTTCTGGTATCAACCAGAACTAACTCAACAAGACATAGACGAGGGTTGTTCTAGACCTGATAATGTAGTTGGTTCTTATGCAGTTTATCACAAGACAAAGAGAGACAATCGTCCAGGAAAACCTAATTACAAAATTGGAAAGGCGTTGCACATCTTCAGACCACAAGCTGTGGATGCTGATGGTAAGAAAAGCTGGGTTGATTTACACATTGAGAACGGAACTTACACAGTTACAATCTCACAGGACTTCTTAGACAAAGCTACTTACCCAGTTAGGATTAATGATACTTTTGGATGGGAAGGAGCTGCTGCAAGTTCAGTAGTAAATCTTAATGGGTATATTGAAACAACATGGTTAGGAGACCCAACTGCTACTGGAGTAGTTAATAAGTTTGTAGTTAATTGTGGTGGATTTAATGTTAAGCATACATGTGCTTTATTTACAACAGATGGAGCAACACCTGAGCAACCAGATACAATAGTAGATACAAGTGATGAATTTACATCAGTTCTTACAGCTAAAGATGACTATGATGTTCCATTCACTGTAACTCCGCCAACCGTAACCAACGGAGTAGAATACTGGGCAGCATTTACATCTGATAGGAGTGGTTCTGCTAATGGAACTATATCTTATGATGTCCAGAATGATAAGTCAAACTTTCATGCTAACGCTAACTACCCAGAGTTTCCTAGTCCTAATGAAGGTACTACAAGGGATAGGCAATGTGCTATCTATTGTGATTTTACACCAGAAGGAGCAGGAAGTGCTTCAGTATCCCCTTCAGTTTCACCATCTGTTTCACCAAGTCCAAGTGTCTCACCAAGCGTTTCTCCATCTTTAAGTCCATCAGTATCACCTTCTGTTTCTCCTTCAGTATCTCCAAGCCCAAGTTTATCACCAAGTGCTTCTCCAAGTTTATCACCGTCAGTTTCACCTTCAGTAAGTCCTTCTCCTTCTTTAAGTCCGAGTTTATCACCAAGTTTATCTCCTTCTGTTTCACCAAGTTTAAGTCCATCAGTAAGTCCTTCTGTAAGTCCCAGTTTAAGTCCTTCTGTTAGTCCAAGTATTTCTCCTTCTCCTAGTCTTTCTCCATCAGTTTCACCGTCTGTTAGTCCTTCAGTTTCACCTAGTGTTTCCCCATCACCTTCACTAAGTCCAAGTGTAAGCCCAAGTTTAAGTCCAAGTGTTAGCCCATCTGTTTCTCCATCAGTTTCACCAAGTCCTAGTGTTTCCCCTAGTGTTTCACCATCTGTTTCTCCTAGTGTCAGTCCATCTGTATCGCCTTCGGTATCTGCTTCTGTATCACCATCTTCATCACCTAGTGTTCCTGCTGGAAGAACATACTTTGAATATGACAGCACTCTTCATTGGATTACTTTCGTAATAGAAGGAATAGAAACATTTAGAATAAAAAATGAATCACCTGTAAGAACTGTCTATATTGGTAATGGAGCTGATGAAGATAGTGCATTAAAGTTTTTTGGTGATACAAGTACATATTCTTTACTTCACGATGAAGATAATGGAAGTTTAGCCTTATCTGCAGACGATGCTGTTAACTATACTAAATTTGAAGATGATGGATTTATGGAAGCAAATGGAACTGCTGTTGCATATAAGGATATAAATATAGCAGGTTATTTACTTGCTAAACCTGCTGCGTCTGCTCCTGATACAGATACTTTTAGAAGCACAGGTGGAGTAGATACTACAATAGAAACTTATGCCTTTGCTGTAGGCGAAATGGTTCACGGAGGATTTGAGTTACAGCATGATTACGAAGAAGGAACTAATCTTGTATTTCATGTTCATTGGCAAGGAATAGCAGCACCAACAGGAACTGATAATGTTCAATGGAGATTAAATTATATCGTAGCGAGAAGTGGAGTAACATTGGCAGCAGCTACAGTAATTGATAGTCCTGATACAACAATAGACACTCAATATAGATGCTATAGAACTGATTTTGCAGTTATTACTGGAACAACATTTAAGATGGAAGATCAGTTTATGTTCACTCTTACAAGAGTTGCAGCAACAGGTGATGCTTATGTTGGAGATGCTTTAATAGAAACAGCAGGTATTCATTATAAAGTAAATACTTTAGGAAGTAGATCAATAGCAGCTAAATAAATTAAAAATATGAAACCAGAAATCTATCAGCTAGGAGCATTAGGAATAATATTTTTATTTGCAATTAAGGAATTTTTTGGATATTTGAAATCAAGAAAGAAGAATGGAAATGGTGGAAAATTATTAGAAGAAGTAAAACTCTTAAATTCTAACCATTTGAACTCTATTGAGAAGGCAATTAACGATGGAAATAGTAATATAGTAACAGCAATTACTAATATGCACACCGAAGTAGCAGGAGAATTAGGAGAGATAAAAGGAAAGTTAGATAAATAGTTTATGCACTTTACAGGGGTCTTGGTTATGTTGTATAATATATTAAATAGCTCTTTAAAAAACTAGTAGGTTAAGGGGAATAGCGATATTCCGTGATTGACTTTTGGAGAGGAGCATATTGCTCGTCTCCTTAGCCTACTAAAAGAAAGGAGGGGTGTTCAAGAAAGGAAGGAGGCCTTACAATGGCTACAGGAACTCGCCACGTTCAGTTAGATATTTGTAGATGTGGAAGAATATTTTTGAATAAAGAACGATGGGTTATTATCAGAAGAACGATGAGCGAGTATTTCAGGCAAATTGCAGAATTATGTGATGGAGAGTCTTTTATCCTTAAAGCCGACATAACCACATGTTCCGAATGTTCGCCAGCTAAAAATACTACAAGAAGAAGACCCAGGGCTACGGAAGGAGGCTGATAAAATGGGAAGCATAGAGATTAAATTCAAATGCAGAAAATGTGGAACAGAAATAGTGGTTAAAAAAAATATGCCACAAATAAGTATAAGAATTTTTGCAAGAACTATATGTCCTAAATGTAATAAGAAATTTACAGTAAAATTTGTAGTAACCATTGTCTGTTATTAACCACCACGAAAGGAGGCTGAAATGCAACCTATAACACCAGAAGAGGTCATTGACGGTATGGAACAAATGATTAAGATAGAACAGAATGTTTTGATGACTTACTTAAAAGAATGTTCAGAAATGCACGGTATTGATGAATGTTTGCTCATAAGAGCGATTGTTCAGAGAATACAATCAAATGCTATAACCTTGGCTAATCTTGCCTTTGCAGTAGCCCAACTGAACGCTATTAAAACCCTAGAGGTTGCAGAAAAGGAGTTTCATTTACAAGAGGAGCAAGAACAATGAAAGGATGTCCTGTATGTGGAAGTCCAATCTCAGACGAAGGAAGGTACTATATCTGCTCCGCCGACAACTGCGGAAAGCGGATATACAAACCAAACCTCGGACAACGAGCAGTTTGCTTACACGTTGGTTACGACTTCTGCGTTCCAAGAAAAAGGAGAAGAGTGAGATGAAAACGCCTCCGACATAAGGGGAGAGTTATAATAAGACTCTCCCCACAATTTAACAATAAAAATATGAAAAAGGTAATTTATTTAAACGCAGGCCATTCACTATCAGATTCAGGAGCAGTAGCTCTTGGTAATGAATCAATTATAAATAGAGGAATAAGAGACGCTTTAATTCTTGAACTTAGAAAACAAGGTTTTGAAGTATATAGTGTTCCTGATAATTTAAATTTAGTAGAATCAATTAGTTGGGTAAATAATCTAGTAACAGGAATAAATGACGGATTAGCTTTTAGCATTCATCAGAACTGTTGTGGAGGAGAAGGAGCTGAAAGTTATTATTTTGCTAATAACCAAAGATCCAAAACAATAGCTCATAATCTAATTAATGCTTTTTATCAAGAAACAGGATTTAAAAATAGAGGAGCTAAGTCAGATACACAAGCAAGATATGGAAGATTAGGTTGGATTAGAAATACAGATTGTTGGGCTACATTAATAGAGTGTGGTTTCATAGATAATGTTTATGACTATCAGAAAATGAAAGATCCACAGAAAATAGCAAAAGGAATAGCAAAAGGTATTTGCGCGATCTATGGAATATTATATAATGAAGGCAATCAAGGACCTGTAGAAAATAATGGCGCTTTAAAAGAAATAATAGGAGTATTGAAGAAATATAAGTTAGTCTAAAGGTCATATTAATTAACTATAATTAGCCCTTAAATGGCTCTGTAAGCTGTTTTCAGGGTAAAGACGAATGAAACTACTTAAAAAACTACTTGCTTACTTAAAATCACGTACAGTTCAAGTTGTTATTGTTACTTTTGTAGTGAATGGGCTTTTTGCGATAAAGCCATTTGTTTCACCAACTGGAATCTTAATAATAGATACTGTATTAGGATTATTGGCAATTTACTTTAGAGTAAATCCAAAACAAAAATTTGAAAAAGAAAATGAGTAGAAATAGCAAAACAAGAAGACGAAATAAGCGACAGAAGAAAAACACTTGACACTACCCTTGGCTTTATGTTAAGATAGGAAGTGACAGGTAAACATATATCATTATGCTAATAAATTCATAAAAAGTAATCGCAGTAAAGACCCGCTTGGCAATTTTGCGATTACTGGCGGGTCTTTATTTTTAGATTATGAAAAATATAATAAAAGATGAAAGTGGGGATAAGAAGTATTTTACTCAAATTCCTAATATGATAGTTAATCACTCTACTGCTTATGAGCAGTCTCTTTACCTTATAATGAAAAGATTAGCTGGAGAGGGTGGATGTTGTTATGCTTCTCTTAACTTCTTGGCTAAGAAAATGGGAATACATAAAACAACAGTTTCTAAAACGATAACTAAACTTTTAAAAAGAAAATGGATTAAAGAAACTACTAAAACAAAAGTAAGAGGTGGTTATACAAGAACTTTTATAATAACAGATCTATGGAAGTTAAATATGAACAATTATGAAAGTGGTGTTGAAATGACCACTAAAGGTGGTGCTATTAATAACCGAAGTGGTGCTAATATAGACAGAGGTGGTGCTGAAAGCGACACTAGTAAGAAGAAGAGTAATATATATAATAAGAGGTTAATATTTAAAAAACCTAAAAAGCTCTTTATTCCTGGTTATGGAGTAGTAGACGATTATAATTAAAGATCGCCAAAATTATTATGAAACTATTAGATAAATTAGAAAACACACCTTTAAAAGAATTAGAAAAAGAAAGAGTCTGGATTCCTAACTGGCGTAGAAGCCATAGGTATTTAAAAGAAGCTCAGGCAGTGATCATTAATACAATGGCAAAAATTGAAGGAGGACATACATTTCAGTATTTAGGATATGGATATGATACAAGTAAAAAAATAAAAGTTTATTAATTAACTATATAACTATGGAACAACTTAAAAAAAAGAAGAAAGTTTGTGAAAATTGTGAATATTGGTATGCTTTTTCAAAACCAGAAATAGGTAGGTGGGGTGCGTGTCATAAATATGCTCCACGATATCAAAATCATTATAAGTTTCCAGAAGTTACCCGACAGGATTGGTGTGGGGAATTTAAAAAGAAATAACTATGTTAACTTACAAACAATGTTCTAGATGTAAAAAAGAAAAGGAGACCGATGGATTTAAAACTTGTATTAGATGTAGAATATCTAGTAAACTGGCTTATAGAAAAGATATAAAGAAACATTCAAAAAAAGCAATGCAATGGCAGAAAAATAATCCAGATAAAGTAAAGGCTAGTAGAAGAAAAACTCAATGGAAAATAAAGAAACACATCATAGATTATTATGGAGGAAAATGTGCTTGTTGTAGAGAAAGTGAAATAAGGTTTTTATGTATAGACCACATAAATAATGATGGGAATAAACAAAGAAAGAATGGACAACAAACAGGAGGAACAGCTAGTTTTTACTGGTGGATTAAGAAAAATAATTATCCTAAAGATTTACAAGTGCTTTGTTATAATTGTAATATGGCTAAAGCATTTTATAAAATATGTCCACACAAAAAATAAGTTATAAAATGGCAAAAGCTCTTAAAGATGCTGGGTTTCCTCAAGATAAATCTAAATTTTCTTATTGTAAAAGCTTAGGCAAACCTTGTAATCTTAGAAAGAAAGGAGAATGGGCAATTCAATTAGATAGTTGCGAAGAGAATCATCCTAATAGTTCAGAATGTTATGTTTGTCCTATCCTTGAAGAACTAATAGATGCTTGTGGATGGAAGTTTTGGAAATTAGAAAAAGGAATACTCAAAGGAAAAAAAGGTTTTATAGCTGTTGATAGTTCTGGAAAGTGGAAGTTCGGCAAAACCCCAGAAGAAGCAGTATATAAACTATATATAAAGTTAAATGATAAAAAAAGATTACATTAAATGCCAGAATTGTAATTGCGAAGAAGACGATTTAGTCTTTAATGAAGAGTTGGCGCTTTGGATCTGTGAGGATTGTAATACAGGGGTGTTAATAACTTTAGAGAAAACACTTGACAAGGGTGTTGGGTATGCTAAAATTAAAGTAGTAGAATGAAACTAAAAACAAAGAAAGACAAAAGAATAAAGGTGTTAGAGGTTCAAAAGGCGAGAGATCGTCAGCGTTTGCTTGAAATAAAAATACATCAAAAGAAACAAAATAAAATATTAGAACAAATAAAATGAAACCTACATATAAACAAAGATCAAGAGAACAAAGGTTAGAAGAATTAAAAATTAAAACAAAAGATTACTTCTGGATCTTCATTGCTTGTGTTGGATTTTTATTGGCAATGGGAATAGCTGGAAAAGTAGATATACTTCCTTATTTATAAAATTATGGACAAATTAGGTTTATCATTAGATTTACAAATTGAATGGGATAAATGGTTAGGACATAAAATAGAATTATTAGAAGAAGAAAAGAATGGTATTGTTATTTCAAAAATTGTTTGGGAAATGATTAAAGAAGATAGAGCAATAAAAAGATTTATTTCTTTTCATTTATTAAAAAAATATAAAAAGTATTAAAACTATGTATATAATTACAATATATCAAGAAGGCAACACAAAAGAAGTAGTATTTGAAATAACAACAAAAGCAATAAGAGAATGTGCTAAAAGTCCAAAAGTAATATTTGATATGATAGAACAAGGAATAAATAAAATAAATCCAAAATACAAAACAACTAATCAAAGAGAAATAGAAAAAGCTAAAAAACTCTTAAAATCTTTCAAATAAAACTATGACAAAGAAAATAATTCACTTCATTTCTAAAGAAGGTCCTGTATGGAGAGAAAAAAACGCAGAAGATTGTTTATTTGAAGAATTAGCAATAAACCAAAAAAGAATAAGAGAAGAAAGAGAAAAAGGTCTATCAATAGACAATGTAATAGATGGTATGGAGAAATAATATTATGAAAGAACAAGGAAAATGTTTTAAAGTAATATTTGAGTCTACAGGAGGTAGTCCATTTAATACTAATATTACAATATATGTTCTTGCTGATAGTTATAAAGAGGCATTAAATAAATACAATAAATGGATTGGTCCTGATGATGATGTAAGACATTATTTGAAAGAAATATCAGAAACAAATTTAAGAATATTAAAATAAAACTATGACAAAAAAACAAGTAATAAACAAAATAAACCTATTCTATGATGCTTATGATATAGTTTTTAATAAACAAAAACATCAGTATCATCTTAACGGACAGATTTGTTCTGGAGTATCAAGTGTAGCTGAATTTACACCAAAGCCATTTCTAAAATTCTGGGCAGCTAAAATGGTAGTAGAGTTCTTAAATGATAAACAAGAAGATATTAAGAAGTTAGATAAGAAAGAATACGAAGCTCTTTTACAAGAAGCAAAAAAAGCATTTCTTCGTAGATCAAAAGATGCTTTAGATATAGGAACTAAAGTGCATACTTTTATTGAACTTTGGATAAAAGGAGAAAGTCCTATTATTACAAAAGACATAGAAAACCCTATTAAAGAATTTTTAAAGTTTAATACTAAACATAAGGTAGATTGGATCACTACAGAAAAGATAGTTGTAAGCCCAGATTATAGAGTAGCAGGCAGATTAGATGCTTTAGCTTTTATAGACGGCAAGCTAACTTTAGTAGATTTAAAAACAAGCAATCAGATAAGTGAGAGTTATTTCCTACAAGTAGCAGGTTATGGTTTATGTTTAGAAGCTATGGGTATTAAAGTAGATCAACGAGTGATACTTAGACTACCTAAGAAGCAAGACGATAACTTTGAAGCTATTTTAGTAGATACAGATTATGAGATGGACAAGAGAGCTTTCCTAAACCAACGATTTGCTTATCAATGGAATAACTACATAGATAAAAAACACAAAGAAGATGTAATGGTTAAAGGGTATAAAACAAGGAAACTTAAATTAGTAAAGTTATAATCCCCACAAATGAGGGGTAGAGTATACGCAACATATAGTTTGTTAGCAAGTTGATAAAAATTTGCGACATACGAGTTATATATTTAACGGTATTCTTACCTTCTTTTGTAGGGATTATATAAAGGTCAAGTTATTAATCAAATAATAAAAAAATGGAAGCTGCAAAACAATATCTACGAGATAACAATATCTTGCCAAGAATATCTTTCAAAGATATTCCAGAGCATACAGTAACTCTTATTGAATCTAAACAAGATACTATTAAAGATCAAAGTGGAGAAGAGAAGAAAGGAGTTCAATTCAAAGTTACAGAAAATGGAGAAGAAAAAACATTCTTCACAAGTTCAGTTGGATTGATAACAAAACTATCAGAATGTAAAGAGAATGATGAGGTAACAATAGTAATGAAAAGTGCAAAAGCACCTGATGGAGGTTACAAGAGTTTCTACAAAGTAAGTAAAGCTGGTGCAGGTGAAGAACCATTACCAGAAGTTCCAGATGACGAGATACCAGTAATTGAACCATAATGAAAGCTTGTAAAGATTTTTTAAGAGAGCATTACAAACCAAAAAAAAGCTGGAAAGTCCCTAGCAACTCTACAACGGGAAAACATTATATGGTGGAGTTGCTAGAGGATGATAGCTTTATTTGTAATTGTCAGGCAGGTCAAATGATGAGAGAATGTAGACACAAGCGTAGAATAAGAAACCTTAACAAGGGATTAATTTATGAGTCAGAAGACTATAAACGAAATAAAAATAAGAGTAGCTGATCGCTATCCTGTAGAAGACAAGTTTGATTTTGATGAAGAAATTGGAATAGTATTAAAAGGTGAGATTGTTAAGAAAGAGCTAAAGAACAATCAAGACGGAACGATAGATCTTATTCTACATTTTAAGGCCCTAGATTTTAAAGTTAGCAAAATATGATAGATTTAAGAGTAAAAACTATATTTAAAGGAATGGTAGCGATAAGAGATCGCTATTTAAAAGACGCAAAGTGGAAAGAAGAAGGAATTTGTATTAAAGTAGGCCAGCAATCAATGACAATACCATTTGAAAGAATTGATAGGTATAGAAGTATATCAAAGTATGGATTTATTGATAAGTTTTCAAAAAAAAGACACAAGTTAGTCTATTATGCTTGGAAACCTGATGAGAGTAGGCAGATGTCGTTGGAGGATTTAGCGCGGTTAGGCGCGTTTGGGTAATAAAAAAGCTCCCCTTAACGGAGAGCGAAAATGGCCAATTATTACTTTATTATAGTTTAAGACGATATTATAACACTTTTGTTACACCTATGTCAATAAAAAAAGCAATAATATCAATAGCAGTTTTAACGGGGGTTATTGTATTAGGTGTTAAATTGTTCGCAGAGAAAGAGCCAGAACCTCCACCACCGAGACTATTTATAGAAGCGCCTAGAATGCCAGTTATGCCAGAGATAGCTCTATATGGAGTAAATATACCTTATGAGCTTTATGTGATAATTAGAGCAGAAAGTAATTTTGATCCTGAAGCTATCAATCATAAATACGGAGAAAGAGGAGGAATGGGTTTAGCCCAGCTTATTCCAAGCACAGTAAAACATTGTGAGAAAAAACTGGGTAAAGAAATAGATCCATATAATCTAGTAGATAATCTTGAATGTGCCAATTATCTTTTTGAAACAGACGGTAATAGACATTGGGGTTATCCTAAAGATGATCCTAGAGGATATATAAATGGAGTTAGATGGGGTAGTTATGATAATTGGATTGAAGAATTATGAGATTTCAAAA